GGGAGGGGTGGGGTAAAACCCTAGAGCCTAATGAGCGGACACCGCACCCTCAGCTTTATTTTTACGTGCGATTAATTGAAAAGAGATTCACCACTGGGTGATGAGGTTGGAATGTTATGGCTGGTCGATATCCTCAAAGCACGGTTGCCAAGCATCCTGCTTATGAGCAGGGTGCGGCTGCTGTTGCTGACAATGATGAAGTACATAAAGAGCGTGCAAAAAAATTATTGCCGCGCGGCATGAGTACAAATGAAAAGCGTGTTTGGAATCGCATTGCGCCTGAGCTCAGTAAGCTTGGTCGATTAAAAAAGCACTATGTTGATTTTGTGCAAGAGTATTGCATTATCAAGGTGCGAATTGATGACGCTCGCGCAGAGCTTGATGAAATTGAGTGGACGTATGTCACTACCGGCCGTCACGGCACTCAGCGTAAAAGTCGTCCTGAAGTTGCTCAATACAATGATGATTGGCGCAAGTGGAATTCGCTTGTTGCGCAAATTGGTTTGTCGCCTGCAACTGAATTGCGATTTAACGATAAGCAGGGCTCATTGTTTGAGGATGAGTTCGGCAATATATGAGCCAGCATCTTGATGATATCAAGGCTTATTGTGATGCAGTTCAGTCCGGTGATAGGCCAGCATGTAAGTGGGAAAAGTTGGCTGTGCAGCGCCATATTAACGATTTGGCTAGGCAGGGTACCAAAGCCTTTCCCTACATTTTCGATGAAGAAAAAGCGCAACGCATTATAAATTTTGGCCAGCTATTCCCGCATGTGAAGGGAAAGTGGGCCGCAAGAATTGGAAAAGAAAATCGCATTAAGTTGGAGCCGTGGCAAAAATTTAATTTTGCAATGATCTTCGGTTGGGTTCATGTCGGTACCGGCTTGCGAAAGTACCGGATTATTTACCTATGTGTGCCGCGCAAAAATGCTAAATCAGTGAAGGCTGCAATTATTGGCCTGTATATGCTGGTTGAAGATGGCGAATATGGCGCTGAAGTTTATTGTGGCGCTACTAGCGAAAAGCAGGCGTGGGAAGTTTTCAGGCCTGCGCAAAAAATGGCTGAAAAGCAGGTGGCCTTTCGTGGTACCTACGGCGTAACCAGTCATGCGAAAAAATTAGAGTGCGATGGCGTTGGAAGAAAGCCTTTACCGGGCGGTCGTCGTCGCATGCCGGACGGTGGTCGTTTTGAGCCTGTTATTGGTAAGCCTGGCGACGGTGCTAGTCCAAGCTGCGCAATATTGGACGAAGTGCACGAGCATCCTGATGACACGCTTTACGACACCATGCTCACGGGTATGGGTGCGCGCGAGCAGCCGTTGCTTGTTGCCATTACTACGGCGGGTTCAAATATTGCTGGCCCTTGTTACTCAATACAAAAAGATGTTGAGCGCATGTTGGAGGGGCAGGTAAACGAAGAGCTCTACGGCATGATCTACACAGTAGATGACACCGAAAAAGAATGGATGACAGAAGAGGGAATTATTAAAGCCAATCCCAATGTTGGCATTTCGGTTGATATGGATTTTTTAAAGGCTCGCGTAAACGATGCTATTCGCAGCCCGCGAAAGCGCAGCATTGTAATGACCAAGCATTTTAATATTTGGGTTACCGCGAAAAACGCGTGGCTCAATATGATCGATTGGGCGCGTGCCGCTGACCAAACATTAAGTGAAGATGATTTTATTGGCGAGCAGGCTAAGCTCGGCGGCGATCTTTCTGAGTGTGACGATTTGACCGCAGCAGTTAAATGTTTTCGCCGCAATGTCGGCGGCCTGGATCACTACTATTTGTTGGGGCGCTACTACACAACCGAGGCCAAGGCTGCTGAGCATGAGCATTACAGCGGTTGGATAAATGAAGGTTATTTGATTGCCTGCGATGGCGACCACATTGATATGGAAGATGTGGAGGAGCACATAAAGCAGGACACCGAATTATATTCCATTGACCAGTTTTTTTATGATCCGCACGGCGCTGCAGATTTAGCCATGCGCTTGCATAAATACCATGATCTTGAGCCGGTTAAATTTGGGCAAAGTTATACAAATTTTTCAGCGCCCATGCGTGATTTCGAGCGATTGTTAAAAGCTGGACGAATTCACCATGATGGAAATCCATGTTTAACGTGGATGTTTGGCAATGTGGTGGCCAAGGAAACGGAAGATGGGAAAATGATGCGCCCGGTTAAAGAGGGCAAGGATAATAAAATTGATGGCGCGGTTGCGGCGCTAATTGCGTTTACTGCGTGTTACAAGCCCGAGGATGACGACGGCGATCTGGATGACTTTATATTGGACCCAATAATCGTATGAAAAACGAAAATAAAAAGCCCGGTCGCATAAAGTCGGCGGTGCTTAATTGGTTAGGCGTGCCGATTGGTTTAACGGATGGCGATTTTTGGGCGGCATGGTCCTCGCAAACAAATTCTGCAGGCCAGAAGGTCAACGAAAGTACCGTTATGTCGTTGTCCGCTGCGTGGGCGTGTACGCGATTAATTGCAGAAACAGCTGCAACGCTGCCGTTAAAGGTTTATGAGCGCACGCCTGATGGTCGCCGCGTTGCAAAAGAGCATCCGCTTTATGCGATTTTGCATGATCAGCCTAATGCTGATTCAACGCCGGCAACGTTTCTTGAGTCCTCTTTTGCTGCAATGATGTTGCGTGGCAATAGCATGGCTGAAAAAAAATACATTGGTAGTCGTTTGGTTTCGTTGGTGTTTTTGTCGCCCGCGCGGCTGCAGCCAAAAGATAAAGATTGCAAGGTTTACATATACACAGAGCGCAATGGTGCTCGTCGTGAGATATCGACAAAAAACATTTTTCATGTGCCTGCATTTTCGCTGGATGGTAAATACGGTTTGTCGGCCATTAGCTACGGCGCCGCTGTGTTTGGTTCGGCGTTGGCGTCGTCTGCTGCGGCAAACAACACGTTTAAGAATGGGTTAATGCCTACCGTGGCGTTTACGTTAGACCGGGTGCTGAAAAAAGAGCAGCGCGCAGAATTTCGTGAAAGCTTGGCTGAAGTTAAGGGTGCAATGAATGCCGGAGAGTCGCCATTGCTGGAGGGCGGCATGGACGCAAAAACGCTTGGTATAAGCCCGGGCGACGCACAGTTGTTGGAGTCGCGCACTTTTTCCGTTGAGGAGGTTTGCCGCTGGTTCCGTGTTGATCCTTCGATGGTTGGTCATGGCGGTAAAGACAGCAATTGGGGTACCGGTTTAGAGCAAAAGGTGCTCGCGTTTTTAACGTTTACGTTAGGGCCTTGGTTGGTTCGGTATGAGCAGGCGGTTAATACCTTTTTGATGTCGCCGGAAGATCGAAAAAAATACTATGTACAATTTTCGATTGAGGGGTTGTTGCGTGCAGATAGCGCAGCAAGAGCCTCGTTTTATTCGGTGTTGGTTAATAACGGCATTATTACGCGCGATGAAGTTCGCGTGCTGGAAAACATGCCGCCTCGCGGTGGCAATGCCGATGTACTTACTGTGCAGTCAGCAATGACGCCGCTGGATTCAATTGGCCAGCAAAGCGATAGCAACAAGGCCCGCGCAGCACTGGCGACTTGGTTAAATTCACAAGGGGATGAAAAAAATGCGGCTTAATCAAATACTGGCAATGCGCGGCGCCATGCCTAAAAGTCTGCAAATGGATTTGGCCCCAAAAGCCTTGGAGTTGTGGCGCCCAGGCATCCAAGCTGAATCAACAAACGATGAGGCCACAATCAGCATTTTAGATGTTGTTGGTTACGACTATTGGTCTGGTGAAGGTGTAACGGCAAAGCGCATTGCGGGTGCGCTGCGTTCAATTGGTGCTGAAAATCCGGTTACGGTTTATATCAATTCGCCTGGCGGCGATATGTTTGAAGGTTTGGCAATTAATAGCTTGCTGCAAGAGCATAAGGGCAAGGTGACTGTAAAAGTATTGGCGCTTGCTGCGAGCGCTGCATCTGTTATTGCAATGGGTGCTGATGAAATTCAAATAGCGCGCGGCGCGTTTTTCATGATTCACAACGCATGGGTTGTTGCTGCCGGCAACCGTAACGAATTGCGCGATGTTGCTGACTGGCTAGAGCCGTTTGATGCGGCTATGGCTGATATATACGCCGAGCGTACCGGCCTGCCCATTAAAGATGTTGCCAAAGCTATGGATAAAGAAAGCTGGATTGGTGGCGCTGATTCGGTTGAGCTTGGTTATGCCGACGCGGTAATTGACTACACGGCAAAGGATGACGGCGGCAACGCCAGTGCGTCCGCATTGCGCAAAATGGATTTAGCGCTGGCTAAAGCGGGTATTCCGCGCAGTGAGCGCCGCACACTGATTAACGAGTTAAAAACCAGCACGCCGGGCGCTGTTGGTGATGGTACGCCGAGCGCTGCCAACAACGGTACGCAAGACGCTGCCGCGCTGGACCTGGAATTAGGGGCGACCCGAATTACAGCAAGTTTTAACAATTTATTTCCTTCAAATTAAAGAGGCTTTAATCATGAAAAAATTAAAATTAACGGGCGTTTTAATGATGGCGGCAATGGCGCTGGCCATGTTGCCGTTTGTTGCTTTTGGTGTTGGTGTTGAGGCTGCCGTTTATTCGGTAGCTGTTCTCGGTTGTGTGGCGATGTTTGTAGAAAAAGACAATGCATATCGTCCTGCAAAATCGCTGCAGGCGGGTGAAGTGGGCGAGTCGCTTAAAAAGGTTGAGGCAGAGTATAAGCAGGTTAGTGCTGACTTGAAGAAAGTGGGTGATGAATTAAAAACCTTTGCTGAGTCTTCGCAAAAGGAATTAAAAAATCACTCGGCTTTGTCTGAGCAAACAAAAGCATCGGTTGATAAATTATTGAACGAGCAGGGTGGTTTGCAGGCTCGCTTACAGGCGGCTGAGCAAAAACTTGTAAGTATGGAAGATGGCGACCGCAATCAGCCAAACCGTGTGTTGTCATTGGGCGAGCATGTTGTTAATTCTCAAGGCTTCAAGGATGTTGATTGGGGTGCGCAGTCGCGTTTATCTATTGGTATCCAGGCGGCGATTACCAGTTTGGACGATTCTGCAGGCTCCTTAATTGTGCCTCAGCGTGTGCCTGGCATTATTGCTGCGCCTATGCGTCGCATGACTATTCGTGATTTGATTGCTCCGGGGCGCACCAGTTCTAATTCGGTTGAGTATGTTCGTGAAACAGGCTTTACAAATAACGCGAGCGTGGTTAGTGAAAACCCCACAAATGATAAGCCAGAGTCTGATATCGAATTTGAATTAGATCAGGCCAAGGTTGCAACGATTGCGCATTTGGTTCGTGCAAGTAAGCAGATTCTTGATGACGCTGCTGGTCTTGCGAGTTTTATTGATGGCAGATTGCGTTATGGCCTCCAATTAAAAGAGGAGCTGCAATTGCTTAAAGGGTCGGGGGTTGGCTTAAATATCAATGGTATTTACACGCAAGCTACGGCCTATGCAAACCCTGGGGTAACTGTTCAAGCGCAAACGCGCATTGACCAGTTGCGCCTTGCTTTGCTGCAGGCTGAATTGGCTGAATACTATGCTGACGGCATTGTATTGAATCCAATTGATTGGGCGGCTATTGAGCTGCTTAAATCCAGCACTAACGAGTATTTGCTTTCAAATCCGTTTGTGATGTCGCCAGCTGGTTTGTGGTCGCGGCCTGTGGTCGCTACTCAATCAATGACTGCAGCTGAGTTCCTTGTGGGTGCATTCCAAATGGGTGCGCAGCTTTACGATAGGGAAGATGCAAACGTGGTAATTTCTACTGAAGATAAAGATAACTTCAGTAAAAACATGATTACCATTCGTGGTGAGGAGCGTTTGGCGCTGACTGTTTACCGCCCTGAGGCATTTGTTAAGGGCGAGTTTGAAGAGCCTTCTGCTTAATCGTTTGTTAGTTCTTTACGTTTTTAGTCTGTAACAAAAAAGGTGCCTTCGTGGCACCTTTTTTTATGGGTAATTACATGAATAAGTATCGTGCAAAAACCGGCTTTGAAGATGACAGGCTGGGATCAGTTAGCCGCGGTCAGCGTTTTGCCTTAGCGCCTGCGGCCGCTCAAAAATATATTAATGCTGGGCTACTCGAGCAAGTGGGTGCGCCAGCGTTGGACCCTATTACGCCCGCTGGCACACCATTGCCTGTATCGCCAGCGGGCCAAGCCTTACCGTTGAAGACTGCGCAGCGGTCAAAGCGTGGGCGCAAGAAGACGCCGGGCGGGGTGTCATCGTAACCAACACCACCTTTACGCTGTGCCCGTGGGCGCATGTGCTCTACGCAATGGATCGGCAGTGGTGGGATAAATACATAAAACAGGTGCGTTTGCAGTTTGCTGGCGTGATTTATTCGGCCTTAGATGGTTGTTACGAAACACGAAAAACGCCTGCGAATCACTACGGGAATTCTGGCGCGGGCGCTATTGCGATGGCCGCCAAATTGGGCGCCAAGAAAATTATTTTGTTGGGTTATGACTGCCAGCATACGGGTGGTAAAACGCATTGGCATGGCAGTCATCCAAAGGGCTTGCCGGATGCGGGCAAGGTGCAGACATGGCCGAAAAAGTTTGCCGAGCTTGCAAAAGATATTTGTGATGTTCGCGTTCTTAATTGCTCGCGTGAAACGGCGTTGCAGTGCTGGCCGAGAGCGCAGTTAGCTGATGTGTTAAGTGAAACCAATTTACAAGCGGATGCTGCGTAATGGCTGGATTAACGATTGACGATGTAAAAAGCTATTTGGATGTGATTCATTCTGCAGACGATGGCAAATTGCAGTTGCTGCTTGATGCGGTGTTGGATGAAGCGCGCAATTTTATGGACCGCGACAATTTAACGGATTGGAGCGATACCTTGCCAGAAGATGTGAGCGAGCCTGTAAGTGAAGTTGCAATGCCTAACTCTGTGAAGCTGGGCGTTTTAATTCTGGTGCAGGCGGCTTACCAGTCTTCGCCCGCTGAGCAAGCGCAGCTGCGCGATGTCGCAGAAATTAAGTTAATGCCATACCGCAAGCGCTTGGGGGTTTAAATGCAATCGAGCAGGCTGCGGCATCGTGTTGAATTTCAGTTTCAGGTTGAAACAAATGACCCGGTAAACAATGCACCGATTATTGCTTGGCAAACTGCTACAGCAAATGGTGTTCAGTTGCTCAGTGTGCCAGCGGAAGTGCTTACGGGTGCGGGGCGAGAATTAATTGCATCGGGTACCAAATTGGCCGAGACAACCGCGCGCATAAATGTGCGCTGGTTCCCTGGCTTGCTGGTGAGTTGGCGTGTGATTTGGGATGGTCGCATATACGACATACAGGGTTTGTCTACTGATATCACTGGTCGTCGCGAATGGCGCTTGCAGTGCGTTGATGGTTTGAGTGATGGGAAATAATTTATGACACCAGTTTCAATTGTAGTGTGGCTATGGAAAGGCAACCGCGCCTACACGCCTGAGCACGTTAACGTGTGCGCAAAAATGTTTCGTCGGCACTTGAGTATTCCGCATCGGTTTATTTGCATTACCGACCAGCTAGAAGGTTTTAGCGACGATGTAAATGTATTGCCTATTCCTATGGCTGCGGAAAATTTGGGATTGCTGCGCACGCCTGAGAATCCGAATTTTCCTAGCTGTTATCGTCGGTTGTGGATGTTTTCTGAAGAAGCAAAAGTGCTGGGTGATCGCGTTTTGATGGTTGATGTTGATTTGGTGTTGACCGATAACATTGATCATTTTTTTGAAAACGATGCGCTGTTTGTGGGCTGGCAACCAATTGCCAGTTGGGGCGGTACCGAGCGGCTAGGTGGTGGCATGTATTTGCTGACCACGGGTAGCCAAACGCACGTTTACAACGATTTTAACGGCCGTAAATCGATTATTGAGGCGCGCAATGCGGGCTTCCGTGGTTCGGATCAGGCGTGGATTAGTTACAAACTCGCGGGGCGCTGCCCTGTGTTCCCTGCGGATTCTGGTATTTACAGTGTGCGTGATTTTAACGATGGTCGTAACCCGCTGCCGGTGAATGCCTGCTTAATACATTTTAACGGGCACAGAAAACCATGGGATGGTCACTTGCATTGGTTGGCGCAGCATTGGTGCTGAGTATTTATTAATTTTTGAGGGCGCAATTGTGGCTGATGTTGAGTTTTCGCTGATTGGTTTAGATAGCTTGCTGGGGAAAATTGCGTCGATTAATGATGATTTAAAGCGCAAGGGTGGCCGCGCGGCATTGCGCAAAGCTGCAAAGTTAGTTGCGGATGCGGCCAAAAATAATGCGGCGCAAATCGATGACCCGGCTACAGGCAGAAGCATTGCCAGCAACGTTGCGCTGCGCTGGAATGGCCGTGTTTTTAAGCGCTCCGGGGACTTGGCGTTTAGGGTTGGTATTTTAGGGGGTGCCCGGCTTACGCGAAAGAACGAGGAAGTTGGTACTGGTGCGGGCACTAAAACGCCGCACTGGCGACTTTTGGAGTTTGGTTTTCTTAATAAAAAATCCGGCTTGTTGGTTCCGGCGCAGCCTGTTATGCGTCGTGCTTTAGCTGACAATATCGATGCAGCGACAAAAACATTTGTAAAAGAATACGAAAAATCCATTGATCGCGCTATTAAACGTGCGCTGAAAAAAGCGAGCCTGTAATTATGCAACCGCCCGTATTTACCATTTGTAATGCCTCCACGGCTGTTAAAGCCTTGCTGGGTGCTGACCCTGTGCGTTTGTACCCTGGCGGTATTGCACCGCAAGGTGTTGCCGCGCCCTATGCTGTTTGGCAAACCATTACCGGCCAGCCAGACAACTCATTTGAAAATTCAGCGGAGACAGACGATTACAGCGTGCAAATAGATATTTATGCGGCTACTTCTGCAGATTCTGTTGCAGTGGCCAGAGCCATGCGCACGGCATTTGAAGGCAGCCCTGATTCGATTGTGGTGGGTTCGCAGCCCATGCCGCGCGAAACGGTTACCGATTTATTTCGCTATATGCTCAGCGTGGATTTTATTGTGAGTAGTTAGCAAAAACTTTTAAAGCCGCGCCTCGCATTGCTGTGAAGCATCGCAACAGCGCGCACTGATTTGGAATTAATTAAACCCGCCTAGTGCGGGTTTTTTTATGCCCAAAAAACCTGCCGCGAGGCGCAACAGTCCTGAGTGGAGAACAAACATGAGCATGAAAACCAAAGGCACTAGCCTCTACGTTATCGACCCGAGCGATGACTCGCTTTACAAATTTCACTGCCCTAAAGGCATTAATGACCCGGGCGTAACTATTCCCGAGGTGGATGCTACTTGCCTCGATAGCGATGGCATGGAATCTGACCCCGGCATGCCGAGCACTGGCGCCGTTTCGGTAACGTTTGATTTTGACGTTGCAAAAGCCAGCCACCTGTTGCTGCAAAGTTTTATTTCGGCGGCATCAAAACCGAAGTGGGTGTTGGGTTATAGCGACGGTGATGTTGACCCCACGGTTGATAGCAACGGCGACTTTAATTTGCCAACAACGCGCAGCTGGGAAAATTACGGCGAGGCGTATGTTGCAGGCCTAAGTAAAGACTTTGCGGTTAACGCGAATGTTGCCAGCACTATGTCATTTAAACCAAGCGGCTTACCGCAAACCATTGCGAAAGTAGTTGTTTAGCTTTCGCGGTTTTGCGTTGTAGTTGTTTTTTTTTGGCGCCGCTTGTCGGCGCTTTATTTTATTTGAGTATTGGTTTTATGAATCTTAAAGAGCTGTTAGAGCGCGGCACGGTTAAGCAGTCCGATCTGTTAAAAAAATCGTCCAAATGGGAATCGGTTAATGATTTAACCGGCGAGCCAGAAACAATTAAATTTGATGTGTTTATTGTTCCTCAGTCAAATCTGAGTTTTGCCGCGCATCAAAAAATCATGTTGCCTGATTCAAAAACTGCCGACCTTGGCCAGTGGGCTTGCGCTATTTCTGAGCGTTTGCGTTTTGGCGATGAGGGTGAAGAAAAAATGACGGTAGACCAAGCCGCCAATCTTGCGCCGGAATTGGGCTGGGCTTTGGTGAATGTGTTGCTTGATTACAACAAAGAAATTAAGGAAAAAAAAGAAGCAAAGCAATTGAGCCAGGCGAAGAGTTCTGGCACGAGCTCGTCCTCAACGGAATCGGTGGAAGAACAATCGCCGAAGCAAAAGAAAACCTAACGTACGACGAATATTTGCGGTGGGTTGAGTATCGCGCGCTGCGGGGTTCGTTCGCGTTGCATCGCAGGCTTGAGCAATCGCTGGCGGGAATTTCGCAGTTAATTGTTTCTGGTCTTTCAATGAAGCGTAAAGACGGGGCCGCGTTTACGGTTGTGGACTTTATGCCTCACGAAGCTGAGCGAGAAGCGCCAGAGCTTGAAGATGAAAACGAAAGCGACGCTGAAAAAGAACGCAACAAACCTTACTTTCAAAAACTGTAAAACCATTTAGAGCGAACAGTTATGGCCTCTCGTAGTCTTGGCACATTAACGCTGGATTTAATTGCAAAAACCGGCGGCTTTACCGGCCCTATGGATAAAGCTGGCCGCAATAGCAAAAAGAATTCCAGCGATATCAGCAAGAACATGAAAGCAATTGGCCTTGCTGTTGGCGCTATGGGTGTTGCTGCGGTGGCTGGCTTTGCGGTGATGGTAAAAAGTGCCATTAACGCCAGCGATGAAATGATAAAACTTTCTCGGTCAATTGGTTTGCCTGTTGAAACACTGAGTGAGTTAAACCATAGCGCAACGCTAAGCGGTGTGTCGCTGGATAATTTGGGCAAGGGTGTTAAGGCTTTTCAGCGCAATGTAAGTGAGGCGTTTTTGGAAGGTGTTGGCCCTGGTGCCGATGCGTTTGCTGATTTGGGTATTGCACTGACGGGCGTGGATGGCCAGTTAAAAAATACCGACGTGTTGATTGGTGAGGTGGCAGACCGCTTTGCTATTTTAGAAGATGGCGCAATTAAAACCGCGCTAGCGCAAGAACTGTTTGGCAAAAGTGGCGCGGGCATGATCAACATGCTCAACGGTGGATCCAAAGCGCTGCGCGAAAATGCTGAAGAGGCCAAACGATTGGGTTTGGTAATTGGTAGGGATGCCGCCGAAAATGCCGAGCGGTTTAACGACAATATGACGCGCCTGCAGCTTTCGCTAAAAGGTGTGGCGCTTCAGGTTGCTAATGAGGTATCGCCAGAGCTGGCGAAGATGACCGAGATTTTTGCTGACCCGGAAGTGCAAACCGGCATTGCAAAAATCGCTGGCGGTATTGTGAATGTGGGTACCGCTGCTGTTGAAGCTATTTCTGCGATATCGCAATTCACGACGCTGATTGCTGAGGCATCTAACGCCATATTTTCAGACAGCTGGGATGAAAACATGGACCAGCGTCAGCAAAGGCTGACGGGGTTGGTGGGTACCATTGTTTCGCTCCGCGATACGCTTTCAAGCCCGGTGTTTGAAAAAATGTTTTCGGTGGTGAAATTACCGCTCACTATTTTGGAGCAATTTCAGCCTGAAGTGTTCGCGCAGTTTGATGAAGCGTCGAATACTTTTTGGAAAAACTTTGCCAAGGGCGCTGAGGATTCGGCGGCGGCGGCCGGTGGCGCTGTTGCCGGTTTGGCTGCAGTAAAGGAAGGTGTTATTGAGCTAACGGCTGAGGAAATTGTTCGCCAGCGCTTAAAGCGAGAAGAAAAAGAATTGCAAGACAAAATCCGCGCGGCTGCGGTGGTTAAGTTTGAAGAAACCGAAGCGGCGCTGCTGCGTGAAATTGCACTGTATGGCGAAAAAGGAAAGCTGGCGGCATATTTATACGATGTTGAGCAGGGCGCTTATGCCGATTTAAACCCGGCACAAAAGGAAACACTTAAAAATTTGTATGCGCAAGCGGACGCGCTGGATGCGGCGGCGGCGGCCGGTACCGAAAGTGCGCGGGCGGTTCGTGAACTGAGTAACGCGAATACCAGTGCAGCACAAAGCGCGCAGAGTTTGCAAACAATGTACTCGAATGCGGCCAGCGGTATTGCGGACGTGGGCGGCAATGTTATTGACGAATTGGTAACTGACGCTGGCGGCGGGTTTGAAGATATTGGTGATGACTTTCAGCGAATGCTAACGCGCATGGCACGGGATGCGCTGTTAACGCCCATTTTGTTGAATGTGCAAAACGCGCTTGGTGGTGGCGGCGGTGGCGCAACAAATACTGCGGCAGATTATACCGGCGATGCGTATTCAAGTTGGGTTGCCGATCAAAATGCGGCAGGCGGTGCGGAATCTGGCGGTTCTGGTGGCGCTGGTTCGTTGCTCGGCAGCATTGGCGCAGGTGGTGTTTACGCGGCGGCGGCCGTTGCGGTAGTGGCGGCTGTTGGCGTGTGGAACAGTAAGCAAGATGCCAAATTTGAAAAAATGACAGCGGAATACCGGCAGGGCAACCAGTCAACCGGCACGTTGTTGGGCGATGCCAATAAAAAATCTGAATCAATTGGTAACGCGCTGCAGGAAATGGCGGCAATCGGCAGCGACACGCTGAGCGTTAACCACGGCATGTATCGCGCGTTAGTCGATATCCGCGCGGGTATTGTGGGTGTGTCGGCAGGTTTTGCGCGCACGTTTGCGCTCGGCGGTGGTGGTGATTATTCACAATACGATTTAGGGAAAAGCGCTGTTATTAGCAGTGGCGCCATTGAATCCAAAAACATTAATTCTCTAATTTATGGCGCAGCCGATGCGCTCAATCTCAACAATAATGTGACTGATTTTCTGTATCAGTTTCATAACGAAGTTTTTAACAAGCTCAATAAAGAGCTCTTTAATACTAAAACCAATGTGATTGACTCCGGTATTGAATTTCTGGGCGGTCAGTTGGGTGATTTGCTGACCGGCGGTTTAATTTCTGCGCTGACTTATGCCGATATAACAACAGAGAAAAAGCTGCTTGGCGTATCGATGGGTAAGAAGCTCAGAACAGAAAACGCTGCGCTGGACGATATATTTTTGGGCCAGTTGACTGATGTGTTTATTGGTGCGGGTGCTGCGCTGCAGGAAGCGAGCGGGGTGTTTGGGATTGAGTTTGATAAATACCTAGAGCAGCTGCTGATTGACCCTCAAAAGCTCTCGCTAAAAGATTTGGATTCCGAAGGGCTCACTGCTGAAATTGAAGCGTTTTTTAGCTCTACGCTGGATGGCTGGGCAGAGGTGTTGTTGAGCGGTACTGATGTGCTGATGCAATTTCAGGTAGCGGGTGAGGGCGCATTTGAAACCATGCTGCGCTTGGCGTCGCAAACCAACTCGGTGGTGCAGGCGCTTGGGTTCGTGGGGCAGTCGCTGGGTGAAGCGGGCTTAAATTCGGTGATGGGCGCGCAGCGGCTAGCTGAATTCGCGGGCGGTTTTGATGCTTTAAATTCAAGCTTGAGCAGCTACTACGATAAGTTTTTTACCGAAGAAGAGAAGCTTGTTGATCTGCGCGGCCGCCTGGGCGATGCAACAGCGGGCTTGTTAGATGTGTTGCCTGGCACGCGTGAAGAATTTCGCGCAATTGTGGGTGCGCTTGATTTAACAACCGAGGCGGGCGCAGAAATGTTTGCGCGGTTGGTTGGGCTTTCGCCTGCGTTTGATGCGTATTTTTCGGCAATGGAAAAGCAAGAGGGTGCGCTGGGTTCGGCTGCTGACACCGTGGAAGCGCTCGGCAATTTTATGGAAAACTTTATTGATCGGGTGGCTAAAAATGGGCTGACTGATTTTCAGGCAGCGCTGTACGATTTAGAAAAAGGGCTGAATGACGCCATTGCCTCGGCAATTAAACTGGGTGCAACTGAAGAAGATTTGGCCGTTATTCGTCAAGCCAGCGCGCTCGATTTGCTGGACCTGCAGCGCGGCCAAACTGACCAGGCATTAGACGCTCTGCGCAAAAGTTTGGACGCCGAAGCCGCTAACGAAAACAGCAATTACGCAACGGCGGCGGCCGCATTGGCGGCAGAGTTTGATGCGCGCGTGAGTTCGCTGGATGGCTGGCTGGACGCTCAGTTAAATCATTTTGAGCGAAGAGCAAACACGCTGGGCGACTCAATTTCTATGCTCAGTGACTTGAGTGGTTCGCTGGATGGCGCGCTGGGTGCGCTGCGCATTAACTCATTTGAATTGGATAAGCAGCGCTTTACTAGTGCTACCAGCCAGCTAGCAAGTTTGGCGGCTGGTGTGAATGCCGGTGGTGCGCTGCCAAGTGCTGATTTAATAAACTCGCTGACAAATAATTTAAGCGGTGGTGAAGATTATTTCTCCACGTTTGAAGAGTATGCGCTGGCTAGTGCTCTTGCACTGCAGGACGTGGCGCAGCTTAAAAGCGTGACTGATGAGCAGCTGTCAACCGACGAACAAATGCTAGAGGCGATCGAGCAGCGCGAGCAAACCTCGCGTGATAACCACGCGCGAATGATTGAGCAGTTGCAAAAAAACCGAGAAGAAGAGCAGGCGGCATTGGACGCGGTTCATGCTGAAAACTTGGAAAAATTACAACAGCAGTATCAAGCGTTTGTTGATCAAATTAATGTGCTGCGCGGTATTGATACGAGTGTGCAGAGTGTTAATGAGGCGGTTGCTGTAATGCAGGGCGCGATTGCTAGCGAGTTGTTGGCGCTGCGCAATACTGATGTTTCTCAGTTTGATGATATTTATAGCGCGCTTAGTCAGATTGCAAAATGGGTACAAGAAAGCGCAGAAATTGAACGGCTCAACCGGTTGGATGCAATAGAGGATGCGGCATGAGGTTAATAAAACCGTTAACAGTTAGTGAGTCTGAATTTATTGAGCGGGCTAGCAATGCCTATTACCGCGATCCGGTTGGTGTGTTGGCTGTTGCTGGGCCCGATGAAACTCGTTTTTATTTTGATGACGATGGAAATTTTGATGGTTTTTTAATTGAGCCTGATGAGCATGTCAGCATTATTACTGAGTCGGAAGATTTTACTAGTGCGGGGCTGTGGACGAAAACTAACGTAACTATTGGCGCGGCGAGTGTGGGGCCGGACGACGGTGCGACAAGCGCAACGCGGGTTACTGCGGCGGGTACAGCATCAATTGAATACCATGAGCTGGCCGTAAGCTCTACATCATTCACGCTGGCAGTTGGTGCGCCAACAACAATGCGACACATTGAATTTTTGCCGCCTGCGCCTGCTGACCCGCTGCCGTATTTTCAGGCTGTTGGAACAGCAGTGGCAAGTTCGGGCAGCAGCACAATAAACGTGCCTTGGCCAGCTCATCAAGTTGATGACGTTGCGTTATTGGTTGTTGAGTATACGGGCACTGTTCCTGTTGCGCCCGGTGGGTGGAGCGCACTGTCTGGCGATTTGAATTCTGGCGGCACAAACTTCACTCAATCAATTATTTTTTGGCGTCGGGCAGATTCCGCGTCAATGAGTTTTGCAAGTTTTTTTAATTCAAGTGATCATAAGATTGGCATGATTATTACCCTTCGGGGGTGCAAAACCTCGGGGGATCCATTTGCTCAGGTTGTAACTTCAGTTTCTGCTACGACTGATGCAACAAAAACGCTTCCATCGTTTACAGCTACTGCTGCTGAATCGCTTGTTTTTGTTGTGGCGAGCTACGGCAATGACGCTGCAAGTAACGCTACTTCGGCGTGGGCGAATAGCAGTTTAAGTGCTTTCACTACGCATGTTGATGGTGTTGGCACGACGCTCGGCAATGGCGGCGGAATAATTGCAGCGTCTGCATCTTTTGTGGCGGTTGGTTATTTGTCCGGGTTAACACAATCACTCATGCGTAGTTCTCTGTTTGTAAAGCGGGTAACTGGCAGTGATCCTGTAAGACTGTACAACACACGCGACGCTGACTATGCGGAATTCGATTTAGATTTAGGCGAGGTTATTTCTGGCGATGGTTTTATAGAGCCCTACGCAAATGGCTGGTATCGAATTTCAGCCACGCACGATACCGGTTTTTTGCCGAGTGAATACGGTTTTGGTTTTGAGTTTACCGGCGAGCTATTAATTTTTGGCGCAAATTTAATAGCAGGTTTGGATGATATTCAGTACTTGCTAAACGATGAGCCAATGACTGGCGACATTGTGTTGGACGTGCCGGACGCGAATTTAATTTATTCCAATATTCCTGAGCCTGACCCGAATTATGGGCCAGAAGCCAGCGCGGTAATGTGGGCGGATGATATTACTTTCGCTAAAGATGATACGGCTATTTTCGATCATAATTTATATGTTTCGACTGTAAACAGTAATTTAGATGATCGGCCTGATGAGGGGGTTAAAAAGGATGAGCCAACATGGTCACTTATCGGTCGTTCTAATCGCTGGAAGGCGTTTGATGCATTGCGCGGTATAGATTTTAAAGCTGAGCACGAAGGGCTTATTGATTATTTAATTCAAGTGCCTGGAGTTGCGCGTAGCTTTGGGTTCTTTGGTCTGGAAGCTGGCTCGATCACTGTTGAAGCGTTTGATGGTGATGTGCGGGTTTTTAATGAAACATACAATTTGGTTAATGTTTCTGACATTACGGACTGGTATCAATATTTCTCTGTAGTGCCTACGCGCACAGCGACGCTGGTGCAATTTAATTTACCGCCTATCCCTGGGCTGCTATTGCGGTTTCGGGTGTCGCAGGACGGCATAGTTAAGTTGGGTAAATTAATTATTGGCACTGAGGCGGTGTTGGGTTGTGCCCGTTGGGGTTTGCGCGGCACGCTGAATAACACGAGCAGACAAGAGCGCGACACGTTTGGGAATTTATATATTGTTAAGCGCCGCGTTTATAAAACCGTTGATTACGATATTCAATATAAAACGTCTTTAGCTGAAAAAATTGAAAGTGATATTGAAGATATTATTGGTGTTCCTACCGTTTTTGTTGGTTCAAAAACCAAACCCACTAGTATAGTTTACGGTATTGTTAATGCGTTTTCTCCCACGTTGGTGGGCCCCAAAAAATCAACCGCAACTTTGCGTGTGGAGGCAGTTTAATGACTTATCCAGCTATTAGTACCGTACCGCTTTTTTCGGCGCCGCTGCCAAATTATTTGACGCAAGAACCCGATTTTTTTGCGTCGCGCGCAAACACTACTGTGCTGCAGTGGAATGATAATTGTGTTGCGTGGAATGAGTCTATTGTGCAGGTTAACGGCGCGATTGAATATATCGATGAGCAAGTTGTTGCGGCCGCTAATCAGGTTTCGTTGGCGGGTTCGGCAGGTGCTGAGCAGGTTGCGCTGGCGGCTAACCAGGTAACCGCTGCGGCGTATCAGGTGACGCTTGCGGAAGGTTTTGCGGGTGATGCGCAGAGTTATGCAAACACGGCTGCGGCTGCTGGCAACAATAAGGGCAATTGGGGTGATTTAACAGGCTCTTGGCCTGCGGGGATTGCAGTTTTTCATGCGGGAACCATTTGGATCTCTAAAGTAGCCTTGGCAGATATAACGGCGGTTGAACCTGGCACTGATGGTGCTGTGTGGTTTGACTATATTTCGGCGGTAAGTGCGGGCGAGGTTGTTGGTAGCAACACAGACACAGCCGGAACAAAATTGCCCAATGTGAATTGGTTGATTTATCGCGGCATGGCTGCAGCAAATGATGTTAGTGCGCGCACGGTTACGCTGCCGAGTGATGTGATCGGGCAGGGCGAATACAGCGGGCTGCGCGATGGCTATACGCTTGGCATACCTGGGCTGGCTGAAAATTCGTTTGGCACGTTAAAAGCTTTTGGTAGTGGCGCGAGCGGGGCGGTTGCTGGTGCGGCGAATTTATTGTTTTTGCGCGGCGGTGAAATGTGGGTGCGTTCGTCTGTCAATGCCAGTACCTGGGGTAATTGGGTTTCGTTTCGGCCTCGCGGTGAAATAACGCCGATTGAGGACGGCGGTACGGGCGGGGATGATCAAGAAACCGCGCTTGCGGCGCTGGGTGCGGCGGTGGCGGGGCGGGTTGCTGATGCTGGCATTGAGTCTGCTGCGTCCAGAATTGTGGGCAGAAAAACCGCTGGTACCGGTGCGCTAGAGGAGCTTTCTGCAAGTGATGCCCGCACAGTGATTGAGGCTGCAAAAAGTGGGGCTATTACCGGTAGCGGTTTGACGCTCGCAACCGCGCGCATGGTGGGCAGAACGGCGGCGGGTGCCGGCGCGCCGCAAGAAATGACCGGGAGCGATGTGCAAGCGTTTGCGGGTATTGCTTCTGGTTCTGGTTCGCACCCGTATGTGACGGGCAATTATTCAGCCTGCAGTTATTCATACGTTAAAGTTGGAGGTTTGGTTATGTTGCAGGTGAATTTCACTGCTGCAGCGGGGCTGGCGGTTACGTCTGCAAATACGTATTCCAGCACATCGTGGCCCGTTGGGTTTCCATTGCCCGGAGGGAAGGCCGGTGGGTTTGCTTATTCTGCAGGAAGCACGGACGGTAAATATTCGCTGGGGCTTGCCTCTAGCGGTGATCTCAGTATGAGCCCGCTGGCGGTTGCTGGTGGGACCAGAGTGTGCAGCGGCACGCTGGTTTATTCTGTGTAATTGCCATTTATTTTTATTAGACAGCTATTAGACAACCAACAAAAAAGGCCTACACTGTAAAATGTAAGCCTTTGATTTGTAACTAGAATTTGGCTCCGCCTGCTGGACTCGAACCAGCGACCCAATGATTAACAGTCGAAGGCACTTTGTAGCATTATCAATAAGTTACGGCGTTTTTGTCTAATAAGCAAGCCTTGTAAGTTGTTGATTTTGTTGGTATGAAAATTCGCTATTAGACAGTTTTTTGCCCTGTTTTGATCAAATACAGCTCCCAGCTCGCGAGCGGAATAGTGCGCGTACCCGCTTCCCAGTTTTGCCAGGCGCGGTAGCTTGGGGAGTGTACGCGCGCGGCCGCTTCCGCTTGTGTATCGCCCACATTTTCTCGGGCGCTTTTAATTTGTGCGGGGGTGGGTTGTTCAATCATTTTTAATCCACTCCTCAATTTCTCGTTTGCAGCGCGGGGCAAAGTTTTGAATTGCCTGCCAGTTGTATTCTGGGTTTTCTAGTGCTGCAGTGACCGCCTCTCGATCAGAGAGTCCGGATATCAAAAGACAGCGAATGGTTCGCTCGCTCAACCCTGCGGCCCACTCTGTATTGATTGCTGCGGCGTTTAATGCCTCTGTCACCCACTGCCCCAGTTTTATGCCGCTGGCGCTGGCAGAGAGCATCCAGCGTTGTTTGTCGATGGGATTGCAGTCGATGTGTAAAGTGGTGTGGCTAGTCACTGTTGATTTCTCCTGTCAATTCGGATAGCTCGGATTCGGTATATTCGGCGGTCATTACGCTCTCCCTGGTGGCAAGCTAAAGCCACCGCCGTGTGCATCCTCTAGTTGCGCCTCTAAAATCAAATCCTCGGCAACTGGATCGGGGTTGCCGCCGTTGGCGATGTGAGCGCGATACCAGGTAACAATAAAACCACCGATATTGTCCTCGTGGGTATTGGTAAAAACCTCGGGATTAATATTGCTCGCCGCGCAAATAGTATTAATTGGCTCCCAGTCAAAACTAACTTGGCCATCTGAGTCGCGGGCGAGTTTCAGTGCGGAAAAATCCAAATCCTCGGGGATGCTAATTTGCAATAGCGTGTTTTCCATTTTTGCATTCCGTAAATGAGAGCGCCCCTTAAGGGGCGCTGGTGGCTGGCTTATGAGTTTATACTGATGGTCTCGCTTCCCCATCCGAAAACGCCATCGTCGTAATCGTACAGGCCGTTATCAACGTAATTTCTGACTGCCATTAAAATGTGATCGTATTCCGCATCGGTTGGAGCAGCCCATATCAAATCTGGTGAGCGGCGGCTATCTGCAATTGCGTGGATGGCGAGAGCAACAACTTCTGCAGTTTCGCGGCTATTCGCCCACTCGATCAGTTCGCCGCGTGAGATTTCCAGTTCGCCGATAGTTTTGTATTGAATAGACATTTTGATTTTCCTTCTAATTCCAGCAACCGGCTGGCTCGGATGGGGCTTTGTTGCCTCCATGTGTTTAATTATACACTCAATGAGTGTATGCGCAAGCGGTTTTTAAAAATAATTTAAAATATTTTTTAGGTCGGGTTACTGAGTGGGTTTTACGTTTTCGGGCAGTCGCTTGTAGTGCCGCTTTAGCGTTGCTTCGCTTTGGTGCCCCAATTGCTTACCGTCGCTGTCTGAGCCCGCTTTGGCGCGTATGTCGCGGAACTGGAATGGCTCGGATAGAGTGCCGTTTGTGAGACATTTGTTGATGTGTCTTGTCCACGCCGTGGTAAATGCGGCATCGCGCCGGCGCTGGCCGTTGCGGTCGCAGATAACGTAAACGGATTGAATGCCTGGGGAGGCCAGCTCGGTTAGTGCGCGAGTAACGGTGTTGTGTAGATCTGTTGACCATTCGAGTAATAATTTTTTTCCGGTTTTGCTTTGTGTTATTTCTATGCCTGCATCTGTTAAATGTTTGCGCTGTAAGCTGAGCAGGTCGGCTCTCCGCTGGCCAGTTATATACGCGAGGTCCATCAGTATTTGAATCCATATTGGCGCCTGATTTCGCACAGTTGTGTATTCGTCGTGCGTTGGGTACCGGGTGCGGGCATGTTCTGGGTGGCGTTGTATTTCGCGCGCGGGGTTTTCGTCTATGTAGCCCCAGCGCACGGCGTATTTGAGTACGTGTGTGAGTAGTGCTAGCTCGCGGTTCGCTTGATAGGGGGCTGTTGCGCCTACAGCGTCATGATATTGAGCGATGTGTGACGGGCGTAGTTTTGACGGGTTGCCGTGGCCGAATGCGCGCTGTAGTCGATCTAGCTGCTTGTTTTGTGATGCCTGGGTGTTGGCGGCTTTTTTGATCAAGATTTGCTCGCGGTAACGCTGAATAACTGCGGCCATTACGCCCGCGCCTTCGGTTTTTAATTCGGCTAGGGCGCGCAACATTTCCGCTTCGGTTTTGCCGAGATTGACCCACTGCGTTGCGGCTTTTCCATTTTTAATAATGCGGCGCAGGTAGTAATACGAGCCATGTTTTAACGTGACACGGCTCGGTAGGCCTGCTGTTTCTTTGCTGCGCTTTGGGCTCATGCTGATTTTAGCCAGTCGATATTAATTTTAAATTCTGGTTCAGAGTTTTTGTCGCTCTCAATTGCGGAGCGTAGCACAACCGGATCGCCAAGGCGGTTGACTGTGTGAGCTATGCCGTTTTCGTCCAGCCAGCGGCATGTGCGGGCGCGCTGGCATGGCCGGTATCCGGTTAGTTGGGCGAGTTCTTCCGGTGTTAAAAACATGATCAACTCCGTTAATAAATTCTGCAGTAGCGCGGCAGCGCTTTGCGTATGTTGCTAGTCAATTCGGTAATGCTTTTCACGCCTATAAATTTTCCGTTGCAGTAGACGCGGTAGTTATCGATTCGGTCGCCTTCAAAACATTCAAATTCGGCGCGTTCGCAAGTGGCGCGGCGCTCGATCACTATTTTTAAATAGGGGTCTGGATCGACAAGCGGGCGGGGCTCTGCATTTGCGATTCGTTTTGCTTCGCGGTTTGCGTTGGCTTGTTCGCTCCACAGCTTCCTTGCTTTTTTATTTTGTCTGTAAGTCATTGTTTTTTATATCTCGACTTTGTGCGGTATTGATATCTCATTGTTATGTGTTCAACATTTTCAATATCGCACTACGGTACTGCCCCATGGTCTGAAAACTTATTGCCCAAGCATCGTTAGCAATAATTGCCTTCATTCGATCTACCGTTTCGCCGTTCACAAATGCGGCAGTCCACTCGCAAGCATCGCGCTCTGTCCAGCCGTCCTGTTTTATTGGTACTGCATCGATCAATTCTTGTCTTGTAAGTTTCGGGCTTTTCACGTCGCGTGCTCCACATAACAAAAAAAATATTGCGGACAGGCCGCAAATTTCGTGGTTATGACTCTAGTGAGTAAGGTGCCTCATCTTTCAAAAAAATTCGCCACTCGTGTTCCATGAATCCCGCTCTTACTCGCATGGTTACGTATTCGCCAGTAGC